GAATGACTGACAGGCCTATCTCACTATGCCCTGTCAAAAAGACAGTTATGCTCAAAAAAGAAGCCCCCACCGAAGTAGGGGCTGAATAGGTTACTTTATGAATCGACGTAGGTCATGCTCATCAAGAATTTTGTTGAATTCTTTGTTGATCTTGTCGATCTTACGGCTTGCGTCGTAACGGTAGTAGCCTTTCATGGGCGGGCTTCCACACTTAGTACGATTTGAGTGTCGGCTATCCCATGTGTCGTACAGCACGTTGTCGATGACTGCCACATAGTGTCTAGTGAGACAGGCTATGAAGGTTCCACTTTTGGGTAGGTCTTTGAGGTACTTTCCCTTAGTGAGAACAAGTTCCCAACCACGGCCTGTCAGGTACTTATGTGACACTGGTGTAGGCGTTCCACGGTTTGATGATGCTGTTAAACCGCCAGTCATCTTTTTGCACATTGCGTCTAGGATGGTTCGCACATTTCGATAGTGCTGACCGTCTGCAACGTACTGCCAATGGCCGGTTGCAATCGTGATTGCTCTTGGAACACAGTCACTGGCGCGGTTGCCTTTCCATCCGGCACGAAGTCTACCGCCGTCGTCTTCAATAAAACGCATGGTCTTTCTCCTAATTGTAAAAGAACGGTTGCTCGAAGAGACACATTCGAACAGTCACAATGCCCATTAGGGCATTGTCTTATTCTAACATTTTTTTGGATACAAGTGATGCACAAAAGGTGTGATTTTCATGCACAAACTATGTGCTTTTATGCAGAAAGCATGGTTCAACACAGGATAATATAGTAATTTAAGTGTATTAGAATATTCTAATATGGCAATACCACTAAAGCACGACCCAAATCACAGAAAGTATAAAAGGGCACACAGGCGACACAGGAACTTGGTGCAAAAGGACAATAAGCACAGATCCTACGCCCACAAGCCCATCACAGCATACAATAGGAAAAAAGTTGTTGATTTTGATCTAGGTTAGTTGTACTATTTACGCTCCACTATCACGGGGCGTTACTATGTCAAAATTTGAGTACGTTAATGGGCAACGGACTGTCAAACACTTTCGGGATATGCCACGAGATTTCATACCTTGCACGGCTCCGAATTGTAACCGTTGGTATAATCGACGAAACGTAGTTAGAAAAGGGTACTGTGATCTGCACAAGCACTTGATTAGTGCGGGTTAAACAGTGGGAATCGCGCTTAAATACCGAGTACCCGCCGGTCAAGTTATGGTTGCCGCACCACGGCTACAACAGAAACAAGTATTAAACTTGTACCCGATTGTCAAGGTATCCACTATGACCGGGAAGTTAGTTGATATTCCCGCCATTAATACCAACACAATCTCAAATCCTTTCTGCATTGCAATGCACAGCGCAAAGGATAACGTAATATGTTCTAATTGTTTCTCGTGGAATATGTTACACGGTAGCCGTAAAAACTGCGCGAAAGTCTGGCAAAAGAACAGCGATTTTCTAGCCGATGAAATAGAATGGCAATACTTGCCTACTTTTAACGCTTTATGGGTCAGATTCCACGGCCACGGCGAATTGCAGAACATCGCCCATATGGTCAATTTTCACAACATCGCGCTGAAAAACCCAGAAACCACATTCTCACTGTGGACTAAGCGCCGCGACATTATCCGCCAGTACCACAGGGACTATACACAGCCGGATAACCTGATACTGATCTATTCTAATCCACTAAAGGATAGAATAATTTCACAGCCGCCACAGGGATTCTCTAAGGTCTTTAATGTGGTCACACAGCCAACCACAGCCGAGAATTGCACAGGCAAGAATTGCATAGATTGCCTCACTTGCTATCGCACAGGGGCACAGGCGGTTATAGTCGAAAGAGAAAAAAAGCGCAGTTAAGCGCCTCAAGATATTCGAATATTCTAAAAGTCTAATATTCGATATTTAGTATATTACCATATTCTAATATAGCCAATTTAGAATATAATCGAATTCTTATATTCGATGTAAAAAAATGCTCCCGCCAGAATCCGCAAAGGAGGAGGATGCGGTAGCGCAGGGTGCGCCAATCTAGCGGGAGCCAATCGCGGAGTATGCTGGCTTAATCCCGCCAGCGAGGAGTTAGATTAGTAAAAGGATAAAAAGCAATAATAGGAAAAATATTATTGCTATTTTCATCCCGCCGTTATTGTCCCGTTAGGGATTGGTGTATTGTTGGCTATTGCTTTTTTTCGCGCTCTAGCCAATGCAACAACGCTGTCATGTTCCGCCTGTAGTATCCCGATAAGAATATCTGCATTATTAAGATTGTCTACTGGGTCATGACCTTCGCAAAGCTTAAGCCAGTTTTTCAGAACATAATGGGCGGTTGCGTCTCTCATTACAAACTCGCGGGAAGTCATGCTGCAAGACTCATGTTAACCGCCATTCGATGCGCGGTATTTTTAAGTCTCGCGCCATCGCCAAAAAAAGCGCGTTGGAGCCTGTTTGACTTACTCGTAACCGTTGACCCGATTGCAGCATTTCCAAAAGGTCTTTCCTTGGTTACTTTGCGCGGTGTTTGCAACCCCAGCATTGTGTAATCAACATAATGAAAAACTGCCTGTGTTGCGCCGTGTAATGTACCAACTCTAGACTCAACTCGGTTTGCATGATTAGCGCCGCCGGGAGCGTTGAAATAACTTGCCGATATCTTATCTGCAATTCTTTCAATTATCGCCTTTGCATCATTGTCCATCAATTCAAGGTCGCCCAGGGGTTTGCCATTCATCGCGGCGCGAATATAAAAACGAGATAATTCCTCTGAATTCATTTCAGTATTCGCTAGCGCGTCAACCTCGTTTGCATATTGAATCTCTGCCGCTGTAATCAATTCCAAGTTACCAACAACCTTTCGTGGGTCGTATGGCTCCCTGTGCGATATCCTCATGATATCGTCAGCGGTATCAATTGCTAGCGTTAGCGTGTTGTTGCAAACAACGTAGGTATTTGAAATGAATTTCAGAGACTTCCGGGTTAGGTCATAGGAAGTCGATAGAATCAAATTCCTTTTGACCTGTTCGCCAGCAAGAAAGTTATCGGCTGTTGTTTCTGCCATAAACCAAATCTCTTTCCCGCCGCGCAAACTACCAATTGTTGACATTCTATAATCACCTTTTTGGCAAACCATTTCCATCGCATCGCAGAGCAAGCCAATGCGGTGAACATGATACTGATCGGAAGCGCCTGTACATAATGCTTCCATAGTATCGTCGCGGTAGATAACCCGGCGATCAGAAGAGACCATATGATGGCTTCTTGCTGTTCCAGAACCGCGCCATCTATCTTCTTTACATATTGCAAGGTACTCAACTGGTGCTGCTCTAACTTCCCAGTCTAGAGCCTTCTCTCGCCATTCAGCGGGTGATTCATCAGGGTGTACTCGATAGGCTTCGAAGCCTTCCGTTTCCCACCAAGGCGCTCTACCGCCAACCGCGACTGCCATATGAACAACGTTACCTGTTGTGTCAATTTCACCTGACATAATTAAATACTCCATCCGGCGTTAGACAACAGAATACCGTCGCGCCGGAAAAACGCCGGTATTCAGAATTCAATTGTTAAAGATCTCGCCGTATTGCTAACCAAGTATCCTAGTTAATACTTGTGCAGGTACTGAAGGGAATCCACCCACCTGCCTCGCTGATTTACTTAGTCGGCTGTTGCTTAACTTAAGGCGTAATGCAACATGGCGAGATTATCATATCCGGCGCAAATAACCACCACTGTATACAATAACAGTATTGACAAATTAATGAATCCATGAATGAGAATATATAAGGACATTCATAGAATACGGTATATGTCAAGTGTTGACAGATTGTGGCCAGTCGATTGTTGCCTTGAATCATATAGGCAAGCCACAGCGACACGCCGCCGGTAGGTCTGCAAAGTAAACCAGTCTGCAATAAATACCAGTTTATCCCGCAAACCAGTTTGCATTACAAACCGAATTCTCTACCAGTTTAGCGGCATATTCGAATATTAGTATATTCTAATATCCAGCATCTGCCAACATTCGAATATTATTGAATTCTAATATAGCCCCCCGCCCCCCTTTTATTTTAAATTCGAATTCGATATTGTACCCACTCACCATCGGGGGATTTTAGGGTGGTATACTACCCCAAAAGGGATAAAAGCCCGTGTAGGGCATTACAGAGCGTTAGAGAGGAAATCTGATGGCAAATGAAATATACAATGGCCCCGTTCCAAACCAAGTAATGGATTCGGCAGGGATTGCAGGAATGGATGCAGCCAATGTGGCTGCTGGGATGAACACAGGTCTACCATTGACCCCAGAAGGTGTTCCAGACCCAGAACAGAGCATGGAAGCCATGTTCCATGATTGGTTACGGAATAAGTTACCAGAGTTAGCCCAGATTTTCATGCAAGAGATGCAGGGAAGGATGGGTGCTCAGAATCCACAAATCCCCACGACAGACCCACGAGGAATGGGTGGTACTCCTGCTATGCCAGCAGTGGATACGGCAATCAGGGGGATACCGGGAGCCGCAGGTGGTACTCCAAGAGGGATGCCTGTAGGGCCAAGAGCAGGATTGGTAGGAAGTGCCCCCTACTGAGTCTCTCCTAGATGAGGGGGGTTGGTCTGAGTGGTTAGAGGAGCAACGCAAACAAGAACAACTTCGCAAGTTGCGCCGGATTGGTATTTCTGAGGACTTGATATCAGAATCAATCAAAGCAGAGGGGTTGGTTCCCCCGCAGGGGAACGGATTGGTAAGTTCTGTGCCAGAGGAACCAAGCGAATTGGATGTCTTTTTAGAGCGAGTGCGTAACTTCCCTTATGATGATTTAGACTGGAAAAGATTCCTTCTTAGATTAGGAATAGATTTGCCCTTTATAAACTGGCCTTTGAGGAGAAGGAGAAATCCAAACATACCAGAAGTAGAAGAATGGAACCCATGAGAACAGAAAAACAAGAACTATTCATTGAGGCATATTGCTCCATAGGGAACGCTACCAAGGCAGCGATCCAAGCCGGTTACTCTGAGAAGACGGCTAAACAACAGGGCCATGTCCTCAAGAAAAGGTTACACAAGGAGATAGATGAGTTAATCAGGAAGAGGGTGCAGGACGCAGTTCCTGCGGCTTTTAATGAATTGTCTTCCTTGGTACAGAACGCCACAAGTGAGCAGGTTAGGTTGGCCGCTGCTAAAGACATATTAGACAGGGCTGGCTTCAAGCCCACCGATAAGGTGGAACAGAAGATCACACACGGTGAGAAGTCCACCGATGAACTGAGGAAAGAACTGGAAGCCCTGACCGGCTCCACAGAGATTGAAGAGATTCCTGAAAGGCTTAATTAATGCCAATACAACGATGCTCCCTAAAGGGTGGCAAGAAGGGTTGGAAATACGGCAAATCTGGGAAATGCTATGCAACTAGAAAAAGCGCAGAGAGGCAAGCAGCAGCGATTCATGCCTCCGGCTACAAAGGCAGAACTAGAACAAGCAGTAGAAATCGCTAGGGAGATACGTCAAAGGGAAAGATACAACCGTATCGACTACTACGACCCTTACCCCTACCAGAAGGCTTTCCACGATACGGGGTCTACCTGTAATCAACGGCTTTTGATGGCTGCTAACCGTATTGGAAAATCATATTGCGGTTCAGCGGAGATGTCCTACCACTTAACCGGATTGTATCCAAAGTGGTGGAAGGGAAGAAGATTTCGCCAACCCATTGTAGGCTGGGCTGGTGGGGTTTCAAACGAAACCACACGGGATATTGTACAATTTGAGTTATTGGGTTCCCCCGACGATCCAGAGGCTTTCGGCTCCGGTACTGTGCCGAGAAAACTTATAATAAAGACAGAACGAAAGCCCGGTGTTCCAAACGCCAAAAGCGTAGCCCTGATCAAGCACGTAAGTGGGGGGAACTCTTCTTTATTCTTCAAAGCCTATGAAATGGGTGTAGAGAAGTGGCAGGGAAGATCAGTAGACTGCATATGGCTGGATGAGGAGCCATCTAGGGAGATTTACTCCCAAGCCGTCACCAGAACCCTTGATAGAAGGGGCATGGTTTACATGACCTTCACCCCTGAAGCGGGGATGACAGAGACTGTGGCTTCCTTTATGAACAACCTCAAGCCGGGGCAATCCCTTGACAACGCTACTTGGGATGATGCGTCGGAAAGAGTCATGTCCATGAAGGGTAACCGTGGACACTTGAATGAAGGTGTCATGGAACAGATTCTATCCTCTTATGCACCCCATGAGAGGGAAATGAGAAGGTATGGAAGACCTTCCATTGGTTCTGGCCTTGTTTTTCCCGTGCCGGAGGAGAAGATACTTATTGATCCCTTCACTATCGAAGCCCATTGGCCCAGAATAGCGGCTATAGACTTTGGCTTTGACCATCCCACTGCCGTCGTATGGACAGCATGGGATCGTGAAGAGGATATGTATTATATTTATGACTGTTACCGTCAGGCAAAGGCTCCACCCTCTGTACACGCCGCTTCTATACAAAACAGGCCCAATTTCGTACCCCTTGCATGGCCCCATGATGGGAACAGGCGAGATTCGATGGGAAATCCCGGTTTAGCGGAGCAATATCGCAATTTAGGCTGCAATATGCTCCCATTTCACTTTGAAAACCCCCCTGCTTTGGGTGAAAAGAAGGGTGGAAACTCCATAGAAGTCGGCATTATGGATATGCTGCAAAAGATGGAAAATGGTCAATTTAAGGTCTTTTCTACCCTAAAAGAGTGGTTTGAGGAGTTTAGGATGTACCACAGGAAGGATGGGAAGATTATTCCGCTTAGAGATGATCTCATGTCGGCAACAAGATACGCAATCATGTCCATGAGATTCGGTATATCGGGTGAAGACCCGCAATGGACAAAGGACATAGAATATAGAGATTATGGCATCATCTAGAATGACTGAAGAAGAGATTGTATCTAGGATAAAGTCAGAGATTACTGACTCTCTAGGCTATGGGGATGAGATATCCAAGCAAAGAGAATCGGCTATGGAGTATTACTATGGCCTTCCCTTTGGTAACGAGGTGGAGGGTAGATCACAGTTTGTCGATTCCACGGTAGCGGATACGATTGAATGGATTAAACCTTCTCTAATGAGGATATTTGCCTCTGGTGACGAGATGGTTGTATTTGAGCCACAAGGCCCAGAGGATGTTGCGTCGGCACAACAGGCCACGGATTATGTGAACTATGTGTTTATGCGCGACAACCCCGGCTGGGAGATACTTTACTCTTGGTTCACTGATGCGCTTCTTCAGAAGAACGGTATCGTCAAGGTATGGTGGGATGAGAGCGACGAATGGAACCGTGAGGAGTACAGAAATCTAACAGAGGATGAGTTAGCCCTTCTCCTGAACGACCCTAACGTAGAGGTTGTAGAGCATACCGCCCCCGGTGAAACATTTGAAGACTATGGCGAACAATACTCCGAAGGACACCATGTTGTTATAAAGCGGGATTTAAGCAAGGGCAGGATTGTAGTAGACCCTGTTCCCCCCGATGAGTTCCTGATTGCCAGAGATTCCAAGAGCATTGACGACTCTAAGTTTGTCTGCCACAGGATAAGAAAAACCCTATCCGAACTAAGGGAGATGTTTGGCGATCTGGATATCGAGGAACTGGGCGGTGATGAAGATGATGCTTTCTCTGGGGAGAGAGATGCGCGGTTTGACTTTGATGAGTCCTCTACCCATTCCCCTTGGGGTTTTGAATCTTCCGCGCAAGAGGACGCACTGAGAACTTACTGGTTACAGGAAGCCTATCTAAGAACTGACTATGATGGAGATGGGATTGCTGAACTGAGAAAGGTCTGTCTGGTAGGGAGAAAGGTTCTAGCCAATGATGAGATTGACAGGATTCCCTTTGTCTCCCTAACCCCAATAAAAATACCCCATAAGTTCTTTGGCCTGTCGGTTGCCGACTTGGTGATGGATTTGCAATTAATAAAGTCCACACTGATGCGTAACCTGATGGACAATATGTACAACCAGAACTTCGGCAGGTATGCCGTCCTAGAGGGGCAAGCGAACTTAGATGACCTGCTCACCCAAAGACCGGGTGGGGTAGTCAGGGTTAAATCACCTAACGCTATCATGCCTTTAACGACCCCATCCTTGGAGCCATACTCATTCCAGATGCTTGAATACTTGGATGGCGTGAGGGAATCCAGAGCCGGTGTATCTAAGATGTCTCAGGGTATAAATGAGAATGCACTGACTTCACACACCACAGCCACCGCCGTTAATGCAGTGATGACTGCCGCTCAAAGCAGGGTAGAACTCATAGCAAGGAACTTTGCAGAGACTGGCGTAAAGAAACTGATGGTGTGTATCTACGAACTCTTACAGAAGAACCAAGACAAACAGCGAATAGTTAAACTGAGGAATGAGTGGGTTCCAGTAAGGCCGGATATGTGGCGAGATAAAATGGACTGTACCATCTCAGTAGGAATAGGGCATGGCAATAAGGATCAGCAACTCATGCACCTGTCCTCTATGCTGCAATTCGCATCACAAGCAATGGCGGGTGGTTTGAAGATTGTCAATCAGAAGAATATGTATAACATGGGTGCAGCCCTCATTAAGAACATGGGCTTCCAGAATGTTAGTGACTTCCTGACTGACCCAGATCAAATACCGGATCAGGGGCCATCCCCACAAGAACAGATGGCCCAAGCCAAGATGCAGAATGAGCAGAAAGAACTTGAAATAAAGGCCGCAGAGATTCAGATTAAAGCCCAGAAGGTAAAACAGGACGCACAGGAGGCTGCTGTTGATGCCCAGTTAAAGGTGGCTGAACTGAACCTTGAACGTGAACAAAAGAGAGCCGTAGCGATAGGAGCAACATAATGGCAATTACGAGAGTTAGAGTGGGCAGGGGCAAGGGGTGGAAAGCATCCTACGGTGGAAAAACTAAGGTGTTCAAAACAGAGGCAGCGGCTAAAAGATGGGCTGCTGATCCTAAATCTGTCGTAAGGAAAAGTGACCAAATGTTGCTGGCAAGAAGAAAAGAGAAGGCTCGTGACCCCACGCTTAACCCTAAAGTTCTAGTAGGTAGAGAAACTGGTGTAGCATCTCGTAAAAAGTCCCAGAAGAAAAAAACACGAGCCAGAGGGAGTATGAAAGTATATTGATGTCTGACTTACAGAGAGAGGAGAAGGCACAAAACCTTCTCAACAACGAGTTGTTCCAAGAAGCCTTTGAGGTATTAAGAAAAGATTTAATGGATCGCTGGTCAGCCAGTGGTTCAACAGAGTTGGAAGCCAGAGAATCAATCTGGCTTGCGATGAGATTGCTTGACAAACTTTATGGCCATGTACAGTCCATAGTTGAAACTGGGCACATGAATAAGGTTATGGAGAAGCAACACCCATTCATCTAAGAGGAATTAAATTATGGCGGATAAGCAAGTAGCCCCGCAAGCACACGAAGAGCAAATGCAACCCGGCAGTATAAGGGAAGCGCAAGAGGTATTACTCGGCTTAATGGAATCCGAAGAGGAGAAACCAGAAACTGAGGAAGCCGCCCCTACGGAAGAGGAAGAGTCCACTGAGGAAACTCAAGACGAATCATTGGAAGAGGAGTCCGAAGAGGAAGCCGAATCTGAATACGAGGAGGAAGACTCTGAGGACACTGATGAACGCGCAGTAGAAGGCGAGGAATTTGTATACGCCGTTAATATTAACGGCGAAGAACATCAAGTACCCCTCGACGAATTACTGAAGGGTTATTCGCGCCAATCAGATTACACTCGAAAAACACAAGAACTGTCTGAACAACGAAAAGAGATAGAAGCAAACCACCATCAATGGAACGCTGAAATCCAACAGATTCAGACGGAACGACAGCAATACGTTAATGCCCTGCAAAACGTGATTGAAAACTCGATGGGCGATCTGGACAAGTTTGCCAACACGGATTGGGAAGCCCTTAAAAATGACAATCCGCTTGAATATATAACTAAAAGGGATGATTTTAGGGAAGCCCAAGACAAAGTAAGGCAAGTCCAATACCAGCAGCAACAGGTTCGCCAAGCCCATGAACAGGAAACATCAAGAACTCACCAACGTGTCCTGCAAGAGGAACATGGTAAGTTAGTGGAAGCACTTCCTGACTGGGGCGATACTCAATCACGTCAAAAACTCAGTGCCGATATCAAGGAATACGCGATGTCTCAGGGGTACTCCTCTGAAGAGATTGGCTCCTTGATAGACCACAGATCATTTATGACTTTATATAAGGCCATGAAGTATGATAAAGCGTCCTCGCCTGATGTAGTTCAGAAGAAGGTGAAGAATAAGCCAAAGGTCATTCGCGCCGGTTCTGCAAGAACCAAGTCCGATGTGGGAAATCAACAACGTAACGCAAAAATGAAACGTCTCCGAAGTTCAGGCCATGTCGATGATGCGGCCTCTATTTTGGAAGATTTATACAATTCCTAATAAGGAGAAATAACAAATGGCAATTGCTACAAATACGTCACTGACCTACTCGTCAGTTGCGATCCGAGAAGCATTGTCAGATGTAATTTACAACATCGCTCCTATGGACACACCCTTCATGTCAGGTTGTGCTAAACAAAGTATTGATAACACTTTCTTTGAATGGCAGACTGATACGATTACGGCTGGTGCAACTAACCGTAAGATTGAGGGCGATGACAGCATTGCTGCCACCGCTCGTGTGCTTCCGACGCGACTTGGAAATTACGCCCAGATTTCACAATATGTAAACCAGACATCTGGAACTGACGATGCAGTTAATTACGCCGGTCACGGCAAACATCAAGCCTATCAACTCGCTAAGAACGGCAAGCGCATGAAGCGCGATATGGAAGGTATGTTGTTAGAAAATATCGTCCGTGCTGCCGGTAACTCAACCACAGCGAGAGCAACGGCTGGTGTTCCTGCTTGGCTTGCTACCAACTATGTATCCATGAACCCAACGTCCGGTTCTCCGGCTGCTGGTGCAACGGGTACGACTGCGATGACTGAAGCCACTGCTACTGCTTCCATTACGGAAGCTGGTATTAAGAACGTCATCAAAGACTGCTATGATGCTGGTGGTAACCCTGACTTGATCTTGGCTCCGTCTGCTATTAAACAGGCGATCTCTGATCTAGCACAGTCAGTATCATCTCTTCGTACTAACACGAAGGGTGATGCACCTGCACACGTCGTAGCCGCTGTTGACGTTTACGTCAGCGATTTTGGTACGTTCAGAATCGTGAGTGACCGTAACGTAAAAAGCACGGAACACGTGTTCTTTTTGGATATGGACT